CTTAGTAGCCCAAGTGGGACAAACCGTCCCAGTTGGAGTGGACAAGGTCAATGAGAAGCAGTCAAGGCCGACACAAAGACGGATCTTAGAGGAAGCCCAGGCGCAAGTCAGTGGTGAAATCGGGGACCATCCAAAGGTGAACACCTTCCAAAAAGGTGAATCGTACAGGGAACTGAAAGAGACAAGAATCATATCCACAATCCAAGCTTTTTACAAATTGGCGTATTCGCGGTATATGTATCCACTGGCTGGCTTAATGAAGCAGCTTGCATGGTATGCATTCGGGAAGAATCCAAAAGAGATAGCTGAGAGAGTGGCGCTGATATGTCTATCGTGCACACAGCTGGGATTTGATGTAGACATGTCAGACCACAGCAGGATGGACGGACGAACGAACAATGTAGTAAGGATGCTCGAACAGATACTGATGTTCAAGATATTCCCAGTCCAGTACCATGCCGAAATTGCAGAACTGTTAAGGTCGCAATACAACCAGAAAGCGAAGACGAGACACGGGGTGAGATACGATACAGAGTACACAAGACTCTCAGGATCACCCGAAACAAGCCTGTTTAACACTATCCTAAGTGCATTTACAGCCTTCCTTTCACTCTCCGATAGAATGTCATATGGCGAAGCGTGGAAACACCTAGCTATGTTTGGAATCTACGGGGGGGACGACGGCCTCACAGGGGGAGTCGCCGATAGAATTGAGTCCGAGACTGCAACACTCGCAGCCGGCAATTCACTTGGACAGAAAATAAAAGTGTTCTACGCTTCGAAAGACGACGGCGTTCGGGTTAATTTCCTCTCGAGGTATTACTGTCCGGAAGTCTGGGGAGGCGGAAGAGATAGCTGCGCTGACATAGGTCGCCAGACGGTCAAATTCCACTTCTGCGGGACAGAAGGTGACCGAGATTTTCGTATCAAGAAACTGTGTGAAAAGGCGAACGCCTTGTACCTCACAGACAAGAACACACCAGTTTTGGGAGATTTAGCCAGACTGGTCAGAGAAGTGTTTCCTGGCAAAGTTGTAGAACGGACCAAAGATACCACTTGGTTTGCTAGGAGAGTAGAAGACGATAACGTCCAATGGCCAAACGAGAATTTCGACAATTGGATGGACGGATATTTTGAGGAGACAATGGCAGATTTTGACTACAGGAAGTTTCTGCAATGGATCGAGTTGTTAAGACCGATTCCACTAAATTTCGACATGTTCGGTTGGTTAACACCCATGCAAGCGACACTCGAC